CCATGACTGAATATCTTCACCGGGCATGGGTTAACCTCATAAGAAAATCAGTCAGCGATAGCGGCGGCTGGCCTTCCAGCAAGCGCAGCCTGTTTTCGTGTAGGTAGAGCACTTCGCTCTGCGGATCAGGCACTGGCGGTCGCTTATAATCTACCGGGATTGTATCGATTACATTCTGACCGGCGTCGATCTGCGCTTGCGTCGCACTGGGGCTCGGTTCAAATGTCCATGTCGCGCGATCGTTGCTTTTGCCTATGGTCACGATGTCAACCGGACAAACCTCAACAATGGCGCTGTGCAACGTGCCGGCATCCATGTCACATCCTCAGTTGAACTGTCAGGCCGTTCTGGATGTAGCTCGGAGCGCCGCTGTCGCCGCCGAAATAAGTTCCCCCTGAAGCGTTGTTGTATTCCATCGCCTGCAGGTAATGAACGCCGATGCCCGGCGTACCGCTGTAGGTTGCAACGCCGGTTATCCAGACGGCAGAAACGTAGGTCCACCATGGCGTGCCGGTAAACGTGGTCGTGGTATCCAACCCAATGCCAACGGAGGCTTGGGTCGCGTTGGATGTTACCTGCAGCGGGCAGGTGAACTGAGCGGTGACGCTGTCTTCTGCCAGGCCGCGCACGAACGTGCAGCGCATTTGGGTTGAGCCATTGGATGGCCGCCACGTCGCGTTCAGCGTATTGAACCAAGTATCGGTCGAGTCGCTGATAAGGGTGGCGACATCGACGCGATTGTAGGCGTTCCACACCCCCAAAAAACTGGCACTGCCGCCAAAGCCGAGCACAGTCTGAACAATCCAATTCGGGACATTCTGTCCCGCATACCCGGTCATGGTGGTGCCGACATAGGTGCCGCGCTGCGCCGCGCAGGCATTGGTAATGGACGCATTGTTGAGCCACAGGCCCTTGACCCGCACCAATGCGGTGCCTGCGCTGCGCGTCGTGTCGTTGGTCCAATCGGGGCCGTGAGACAGCCGGATGGTGCCGGCGTCGTTCCACACAAACCAGTCATTGACTTTGCTGACGCCGAGTGCGGACGGGTTCTTGGTGGTGTCGGTGGTGTCGCAACCCAATTCCGCAAATGTCGTCGCCACCATGTTGGTGCCGTCGTACAGGCTGATCTGATTGCCGACATAGGGCGTGTAGTACACCGGATTGGCGAAAGTCGGGTTCGTGGTCATCACCGGCGTGCCGGACGTGAGCGTCAGCCGCCCCTGCGGCGACACCACAACGCCGGTGACCGTGCCCGGCGCACCAGCGGCGCCAGTGTCGCCTTTCACACCCTGCGCGCTGACAACGTGGCCACTGAAAAACGTGGCAGTGGTGGTTGTTGTCCCATCAATGGTAATCGTGGAGCCTGACGTGCCGTTGAACCAGATTTCGTAATAGTCGGTGCCGTTGGCAACATCGTCAAAACTGGCCTGCGTCAGCGCGCCCAAACCAACGGACGGCACACCAGTGCGGCGTAGCTCAACCCCGTTTTTGTAAAGCAGCACCCACATATTGGCGTTGGCGGTGGCGCCATTGAAAATTCGCAGCGCGGCATCGATGTGGACAATGCCCGCCGGCGGCGTCCATCGGCTCAGTGCGGCATCGTAGAGGCCGCCTTGATCGTAAGGCTTGCTCGGGAACGTGATCTTGGTGTCTGTGTTGCTGGCAACGCCGGTTTGGTCGGCAGTTTTCTGCGCGCGAAACCCGATCGCCGGGGAGCCAGCACCACCACCAACCGCGGTCGCCTTGGCCTGCCCCGCGGTCGCGAAATCCCACGTCACCGTCGCGGTGTTGGTCAGCACCCGCTCGTTGGTCAGTGTCGCGTCGGCGGATGCCGTGATGTATTCCACCGAGATCGTGCCCGGTCCCGCCGGGCCGGTGGCACCGGTTGGTCCCGCGGGTCCAGTTGGTCCCGCGGGTCCGGTCGGGCCCGGCGGTCCCGCACCAGCGCCGCTGATCCCGAGCGCATTGCGTGCGGCCAGCGGGCTTTGTGATGCATCAAACGCGCGCCGAAATGGCGGCGTGACCGGCCCGGTCATGCCTTGGTGCCATCCGGCTGCGCGTCGGCCAGAAAGCCCTGCGCGTGCGTCCACACGCTGCCGCGTGGCGCGATCATCTTAAAGCGGTGCAATCGGCTGGAGGTCTGCACCGTCGCCGATCCGGTCACCTCCAGCGATTGCGGCGGCGTCCACACCCTCGCATCTTGCAATCGTTCGCGCGTGCCCACCGAGATAACGACATCCGGCGCATCGATCAGCGGATACACTTCATCGACAAAAGCCCGCTGGCCCGGCACCAGATGCATTTCGGCACTTTCGAGCGTGGCCTGCAGGTTGGGGCCGGCGAGCGCACAGAGAAAGCCGTTGATATCAACCGCGCAGACCAGCGGTCGGCCGGCTTCATACAGGAAGCTGTCGAGCGGCTGCGCATTGCTGTCGAGATCAGCATCGCCGGGCTCGGTGCCATCGGTGTCGAGGTCGAGGCCGGCGGAAGCCATCGTAGCCCACATCTGCGCAAATTCGGTCATCCGCGCCCAGCGATCGAGCCCCCAGTTGTACAGTATGACCATATCGTATTGCTGCGGGCTCGAGCCCGAGTGCGTGGCCCAGGCCACCCACGGCTTGTTCGCCGTGATCGCTTGCACCACATTGCGCCGGCCGGGATCAGTGTTGGCCAAGAACCACTCGTTGACCTTCTCGTTGCCGATCGGGGTTAGCTGCGAACCCGAAAGCGCATAGAAGCCATCCTCGGCCAAAAAATAGAGCACGTTGGCAATGGTGGTGTAGCCGAACTCCGAGATCGAGCCGCGATCCTGCACCACCCGCGTGAATGAAAAGATCGTGGCGGTGTCGCCCGGCAGAAACTGCATCAACCTGATCGCGCGATCCTGCACGACATAGCCGATTTCGCCGCCGGCCACCCCCTGCACAATGCCGCCGTCTGGGAATTCCTGCTCATCGCAGAGGTTGGTCCCCACCGTCCACATGTAGATGTCGTTGATGCCGCACCAGATGATCTTGCGCTGATTGCTCAGCAGCCCGGAGAGCACCAGAAAGTCGCCGACCTGGCTGACCTTGTGCGCGATCGGCGGCGAGCCGGCCAGCGCGATGAAATTTGTCCCGGTCTTGATGTTGATCTCCTGCGGCACATCCCCGATCTGCACCGCCACCAGATGATCGCCGAATTGCGCAAACGACCACAGTTCCCCGGTAGGCACATTGTACGCACCCCCGGTGGTGCGGCTGACATCAATCCAGCCGCCGATGCCATATTTGAACAGTCCGGTTCTGGTGCCGGCATAAATCTGCCACACGCCATCCGAGGTGCGCGCCGAGAACAGGCCAACGCATGGCCCCGGCAATGGCGTGCCGCCGGCAAACGGCAGCAGCGAGGGGATCGGCAGATAAGAATTGGCGCCAACGAAAACATTCTCGACATCGGCAGAAAATTGAACGTCGAGCAGGGCGATGTCGGGCCGCCATTCGGCGAGCGCAACGGGCAACGGTGGCATCAGTGTTGCTCCCGCGCTGCTTTGATGGCGCGCTGCAGATCGGCGTAGGCGCGCAAACTGTCCGGCGCTGCCGCAACGATGCGATCTCCGCGCTTGTGCAGCATGAAGCTGCCCGAATGCTCACCGAGGATGTACCGCAGCATTTGCGGCGTGTGGTAGAGGACAATAATATCCTCGTCGTGATCAAGCACCGATTGCTGCTTTTCCGACAGCACAATATCGGCAAGTTCGTTGCCATCACCGTCGAAGATCATCGTCATCAGTAATACTCCGCGGTTCGTACTGCCGGGCTGGTGGGGCCGGTGGTGAGCGCGGACAGTTGGGTGATCTCTGCCAGCACCTCATCGCGGCGTGCCTTGTAGAGTTGCGCCATTTCGGCATTACGGCCGATTGCCGCGAGCTCGGTCACGCAGCCGAACTCGTAGGCGTCGGGATGTTCTGTCAGCAGCCAGTTGGTGGCGAGGTCGCCGCCGGCGGTGATGGTCGGGATTTTTTGATAGTAGTGCAGTTCATAGGCACCAACCGCGTCATTGATCGGGCGCGTCTTGAACTTGGCGCCCTCGATTGCGAACAGGAACGCACAAGTGTCGTTACGAATGGTGGGAAGATAGGCCGGATGTACATAATCCATTTCCGCGCTGGAAGTCGGATAGCGGGTGCGGTCGACCGGCAGCACCGTGCGCCAGGTGAGATAGTCGTCCGGCAAACTCGCTTCGCCGTTCACGGTGGTGAGCAGCGTCATCGCCTCCATCTGCCGCACCCGCAGGCGGCGGTTGGCGGCACGCTCGAAATTGCTCACCATCAAGTCGTAGTCCGGCGCTTGGCGCGCATGGAACATGTACTTGCTGAGTACGGCTTTGAGGTCGCCGAAATTACTGATCAGCATCGCCGTTGTCCCTTATGCGCCGGGGGCGCCCCTTGCGCTTCTTGTTGGGCTCGCGATCGGGCTCGTCCTCGGGCGGATAATCCGGCGGCGTGGTGGGGTAGCGCGGCGGCTCCTCGATCGGCGGCGGCGGCGGCGGGTCGTTGGTCCATGTCTCGGGATTGGGCGTGCCGCCATTCTCCACCCGGAAGAACCGATTGCCGCGAGCCTTGGCGATCATCCACGGGTCACTAACCTCGACCTTGTCGCCGGCGGTGAATAGCACGCCGCACCAGATAATGCTGTCGAGAGGGGTTTCCCCCTCCCGATAGTCGTCGGTGCTCAACCAAGTGAGCGTGGTCATTTACGACACCGGCTTGACGAACTGCACCGATACATAGACATCGCCCGCGGTGGGGGACACCGCGAGGTTGGCGTACACGTCGGTGTCGGCCGTCACTGGGTTGGCGAGCGCCGCCGCCGGCGGCGTGGTCACCGTTCCCGCGGTGAGCGCAATGCCGGCGGCAATGTCGGTGCCGGCCGCAGTGGTACCGACGTTCAACGTGGCAGTGCCCGGCGTGATGGCCGTTTCCACGTTGGTGTTGACGCCCAGGATCAGCGCCCCGGCCGGGATGGTGCCGATCTTGACGCTCTGTGTGGCGCCACCGCCGGACACCGCGGTGATGCGGCCGGCGATCGAGATCACCGCGTTGTTGAACGGATCGCGGGCCGGCGTGTTGGTCATCAGGTTAGCAACCATGTTCCTTCTCCTATTCGGGTTGAACGGCTAAGAAAGAAAAAGCTAGCGCGCTGCGCTTGCTTAGTCGGAAGCCGAGTTGAAGAACCCGGTTGCCATGCCCCACTGCACCAGCTTGGTGCCAGCCTTGGGGTGCTTCTTGAAGATCTTGCCGACGCCGTAGGCGGCCTCGATTCCAGTGCCCGTGACAAAGCCGTAGTCATCTTCTTTTCTGAAGGTGGGCTTGGCCATCTGCCCATAGGCGAGCGCGACCGCTTGCTGACCGCACAGGAACACCGGCTCCACGCGGGTGCCGCCGTTGCCGGCAGTCTTGAGCGAGGTCCAGACGTTCGACACGAACAGCGAGATTTCCGGCACCAGCCGCACGATGACGCCGTCGTAAATCTGATCCCCGTCTTGAAACAGCGGGTTATCGGGAGCGCCGTTAACCTCGCGGCCCTCGCGTGAGCGCGCATCCTTGTTCACGGTCTGCAGATCAATCTTAAGATCGCGGAACACGTTGAGGCCGGCAAAGGCCACATAGTATTCGTAGCCATCGCGGGTCTTGTACGGCCGAATGCGCGGATTGGCTCCCATCGCCACCCGCTTGAGCAGCGATAGGTTCGCGGCCGTGAACTTATCGGCGGTGGCGTCGACGTTGGCCAACGATGTGGCGTGGTCGGTCGCCGAGTTCGATGTCGCCGCACCGTAGAGAATGCGATCGACGTTGTCGGTGCGCCAGGTGTTGCGCTGCGCCACCGTCGACAGATCGTACT